AACTGATGCAAATGAACCATTCTCTAATATCATTTCTAATTTTCTTCTTAACTTTCTATTTGAAATTAATAAATTATTAGAAATAGAAATATCTATATAATCTTTAGAGTTTTTTAATTGGTCTAATTCTTCAACATCTTTTTCACTAATAACTCTATGTTTTTGGAATACAGGCGAATAATCATTTGGTATGAAATCTACTTCATCTTCTTCTAAATCCAATACAGTCATTCCTTTTTGATCATTATAATCATTTCTATCCATTTGATATAAAGAACCAATGAAAGTAAAGTTTTTTTGAACTTGTCGTATATGAATATGTCCTGAGAATACTCTTTGATATTTACCAAAATCTTCTACATCAATTTTATCCGCATTTCTATGAGCAACAGAGTTTAAATGCATCTTACAACCATTTAAATCAGAGTGACATAGTAAATAATCACCGGGATTAATAGCAATTTCATTTATCATATCTAATCTTTTCTCAACCCACGGCATTAAAACTACTTTTTTACCACCAATTTCTAATGTTTTTGTTCTTTCATATATCGTTATGTTATCAATATAACCATATAATCTTATAGAATTTACTTCATTTGATCCTTTGTTAAATAAATCATGATTACCAACCATAATATGAACTGGTAATATAGAAGCCAACTCTTTTAGAATATTTTCTACTTTATTCATTGTTATAATAGGAATACTATTTCTATTATCAAATAAATCACCTAAATGTATTAAAATATCACCAGGCTTAACATTTTCTTTTAAATAAGGAATTACAAAATTATAAAATGTTGACTCCATCATATTTTGCCATTTATCTAAATTGTTTAAGTAAATACCAAAATGGGTATCAGTTAACATATATACTTTCATACTAATCTTTTATTTTCTATTTATATGATAAATTTCATAATAAGTTAGAAAAAAAGCATTTTTTTATCCTAATATATAGTAGTAAGAGATATTAAAATAATTAATATATAATTTAATAATAACTTAAAAAGTTAACTAAAAAATAATTAAAAACAAATGCCATTACCACATTATACGCAAATTCAAGGTGTAGGTTCACCAGGTGGACCTGGAACGCTTCCAGATGAAGTAGTATACCTTAACTTATTTGAGGTAACATTTATCTTACCAGTTCTTTTACAAGCACAAGGTAGAGATCCTATCTTATTGTTACAAAATGCTACTAAAATTAGTATGAATACTACTGAATTTGATGTTGCACAAAAAACTCAAAGATTCAAGTATTCAACTAGAGTGTTTAATACTACTCCAACTAAAACTGACGGTACATTAGCAATTCCTATTCAAGTGAATGTTAATCAACAAGGTTCTATGGAGAACTGGAATACTATGAAAGCATGGTATGACTTAGTATTTAACTCTCAAAATGGTGCACTTCACTACAAAAGTGATATTATTGGTACTATCATTGTTAATCAACATGATAAAAAAGGTGTTGTGTTAAGAAGAATTACTTATCAGAATGTTCAAATAATCAAATTGGGTGGATATGAATTAGACTGGAGTACAAACAACATTATTGAATCTGTTAATGCAGATTTCGTTTATGATTACTTTATCGATGAATATATTGATAATAACTTTACAATTAACCCACCGTTAGTTTCAGGTTATTAATCTTAAAATAATTAAAATAAAAAAATCCATCATTTGATGGATTTTTTTTATTTTAAAATTTAGGCATTTGCATATTATTTGTCATACTTTGTGCATTTTTCATCATTGAACCGGTATCCATATTAGGCATTGAAGATTGTTGTTGTTCTTCATCTTTCTTTTTCTGGGTTTCCTCTTCCTCAATTATCTCATTTACAATATTAATATTTTCTTCTAACATCCAATAAGGCCATTCATCCATAGATATTTCTTGTGTATGAAAGTGTTTCTGAAGTAGTAACTTATTCTTTAATATATGCTTCAAAGGCATCATGAATAACGAAAATACTTGATGTTCCGTTGGGAAACTGCATTTCTGCGTGTACCTCCGCGCCACATTCACAGGTTTTCTTCAATTCCTTGATACCAAATGTCATTTTACCAACAGCAGCATTTAAAAATTGAAATGATTGGTCATCCATTTGTTCGAATTCAACCAATTTTGCTTTAATTCCATCATAAGTAATACTTGTTCTACCACCTAACATAAATGGTATGATTTTTAAGAATGATAAATTAGGAGAAACTTTTTCATTATTCTCTTTAATGATATAATCAGTAAATGCTTTTTGTAATCCAATATTAGGAGGAGTTACTTCAAATACACCACCATTTTTTGTTTCAAAATGATAACATCTAGCAGAAGGATTAAAAAATCTTTCTAACTTTTCGTCTAGTTCATGAAAGTGAAAGTTTTTTCTAGTCAATTCAAGCGAAACATCAGTACCACAAGTACATTTAGCATCAACTTTAAGTGAATTACCTTGTTGAAATGTCAATTCTCTAATTAGAAAGATTAGAAATAATCTATCTTGATCCTTAACTTCTAAGAAAGAACCAATTTTACCATCTGGATATTTAATTCTAACACAAGATTGTAACATATCATTCATCTTCTCAACAATATCATAAAAGTTAGTATCATCAACCATAGAATATGCCTGAATCTCTTTTACTTTCGCAGGTCTAACCATAAACAAGGTTCCTGATGGATAGAATCTACCACAAGGTAACTCTCTAATATCACAGTTGAAATATTGTAAGTCATCTACTCTACCAACATTCTCTACTACATTTTCAGTAAATGAGTCTGTAGATGCAAATGTATTATTTTTTTTACCGGTTTCCATATCACCAAGATGTCTCTTTAAGTAATCCTCTTCGGTTAAATTTTCTTTTTTATTATCTGACATAATTTGTTATTATTTTTTTCTTACTTATTTATATATTGATAAGTTTTACTTCTCTATTATAGTAAATAATATAAACTATGTTTAAAATAAAAAACCCTTAGATTTCTCTAAGGGTTTTTATATAATTTAATATTTATTATGCATTTAAGAAACCACCTGCTGCAATAGCACCAGTTCTTAATATTGTAATATTATTTACAATTATACCCATACCTTTGATTGGTTCTACATAAGTATCAAGAACACCAATTTGGTTATCTATTACATCTGCAGTATTATTCTCATCATCCATTTTGTTAAAGTAGTTATATAAACCATTTTTACTTACAAAAGTTTCACAGATAACATCCGCTCTAAGTTTAATCTCTGCTCTTACATCAGGAGTATTGAATTTCCATTGGTAATCAAGTAACATTCTTGATAATTCTCTTTCAAGTTCAATTAATACCTCTCTAACGTGTACTAAAGAAAGTGCTGATTTGTATAATGTTAAGGCAGTGTTTTCTGTCTCAATAACATATCCTCTATTTCTTTTCAATACGATAGGGTTCATTTGTGCAGTATTTAAGAATTCAATATCAGTTGGATCAAAATCAATTTCAAGTCCAGCAATATTAGTAACTCTACCATTTGTAACACCCGCTGCAATTGTCCAAGGAGTAACTGAACTAATGTTAGAAATATGTTTTCTAATATAAGTAGTTGCAACATAAGATGCAGGTGGGAAATCTAATGGTCTTCCATTATCATTTACTGTGATATAAGGAGTAAAGTAACCAACACAAGTTGTACCAGTACCTTCACCAAATGAATACAAGAATGCAGGATTACTTTCAGGATCTCCTCCTTTTGCAATAAATTCTACTTGTAAAACACCTTCTGCGTTAACAAAACTTGGTGATGATGAATTTTTGAAAGCTCTAATTGATGGCATGTTTAAGAAACCAAACACATCTAATCTTTCTCCACAAATATCAACCAATTGTTGTTTAGATCTTTCAACCAATCCTAATCCGAATGAGTCAATTAAATATCTAAAGTCAAATGCTTCTTTGTTAATCAACGATTTGAACAATGGTGTACCTTTAGCAACTAAATTCAAAATTTGATTTTGTTTAGCTTCTGTACCATCAGGCATAGATGCTTGTCTAATTCTAAATCCTTTCATTGCAATTGCTTTATATGTTGTTGCATATTGATCAATTGATGAATATCTTGTTGCCTGATAATCTCCATTATAACCACTTAATTTGATTTTAGCATCACAACTGATTTCAGATAATGATGTATCACCAACATATTGTCTTTTACTCAAAACTCTTGTAAGTTTTCTAGCAACTTGACCAACTTCTAATACAACACCAGTAGTATCTGCTTCTAAGAAATCACCAACTTTTAATTCAGTGTATCTTGAACCATTAACTAATATTTTATTAGGAACTTGAACATAACCAGTAGGTAATTCAATTTCAATAGTTTCTTTTAAGTTAGATTTTTCAGATTGAACATAAATAGTATTAGCGGCGATAGGATCTATTGTCTCAGTACTTGATAATAAAACATCTTTAAAACCAACATTTAAGTTTCCTGTTGTATCTAAGTACATTCTTAAATAGTGTTTAACATCATAGTCATAAATCGAATTAACATTAGTTAAAGTTTCTGCCACAACATTTTGTACAACTTCATATGCATAAGAACCTGGTTGACCAAGTGATATTGCCAATGCTAAAATACTTTCAGAAGTTGCAGTACTATCAGTTATGGTAAATACACCAGTATTCAATGATGAAGTAGGGAATATTATATTCTCTAATACAGAGAAGTTTACTTCTGTACTAAAGTCAAATCCATCAAAAACAATGTAATTATGTCCTGAATATGTAGCAGAAATTGTCTCACCATTTATAAATGATACTCCAATAGTTTCCGCAGTTGTAGCATATAGGTTACTATCTCCATTATTATCTAAATATAATCTATTGTTATAGAAGAAGTCTCCAGTATTTATATTTCCATTATAGAAATCTGAATAAAAATTTGAATATTTTGCAACAACTCCAGTCGAAGTAGTGGTAATAACATCAGTAGTTATTGCACCATCAGTACCCAATATGAATTCATTATCTTCAGTATAGAATACTAAGAATCCTTTTACTATATCACCAATATTCATAATATTAGTATTCAATACAAATGATTTATTAAGACTTGTACTAGTTACTATATTTGTTATTGTAGCATCAGCCAAACTATATTTATCATAATTTGTTGAATCTACTAACATAGATACTTTAGACTTATTAGTACTATCTATTATTGAAACTAATCTATTGAACATTTTAAATCTTCTATGCTCTTTATAGTTTGATGTATTATCAGACACAGTATTTGTTCCAATAAATTCAACTTTAAATGATTTCGTAAATCCAGCCACAGGGTTAGACAAAGTAACATCAGTAACATTAAAGTCACATAATGAGTTTGAACCAAAACTGAAATCTTTATATCCATCAACACCAACTGTTACATCAGTAAATTCTGAACTCGTTATCAAACCACTTACTAAAGTAAATGTTACATATCCAAGTACAATATCATTTGCAGAAACGGTTGGGTTTACACTATCTACTGTACTATTTACTACACTAATAACTCCTGAAGAGTTTATTATAAATGTAGATGTATATGTAGCAGCGGTCAATTTATTAACATAATTTGAAGTGTTTATCGTAAGAGTAGTAGATGCTAATGTTAAGTAAGAACCAATTACAGCAAATGCTGTAGTATTAGCAGTATAATCAACAATTATTGAAGTTGTTGTGTTTGTTACAGATGATTTACTCAATCCATAAACAGAACCTTCTCCAAAATAACCTGTTCTATTCTCACCATTCATAACCACTCCTGTTTGTGTAGGTATATCAAAGGCATGATTAGGTTGTCCTAAATATGTAGGTATTTCACTAACACTTACTAAATCTTCTTCAACAAGTTTTACGACAACATTCGTTCCACCACCAATAGTAGAGTTTGAAATAGTTAAATTATCACCTACTTGGTAATTTTTACCAGAGTTTACAACATCTATTTCAGTAACAACTCTTTGTACACTTGCAGTTGCAACAGTTATATAAGGATCAACAGACCCACCAATTACATTAGAATCAATTGAATAAGTATCACCGATAACATATCCTGAACCTGGTGAAGTTACTTCAACTGAAGTTACTTCAACTTGAATCGCACTCGCTGTCAATGAGAATGTATAAGATGATGTAATACCGAATGAACCAGTTGCTATTATTATAGAATCACCTGTATTATATCCAAAACCTTCACTAAGAATGTAGAATGATGAAACAGTTCCACCCGCACCAATTACAACTTCAGCAGTTGCACTTGGTGATGCACCACCACTAAATGTGAATGAATAAGGATTACCCGATGTAGTCGCACCTGTTAAGTTAATTGAGTCAACCAACTCATATCCAACTTTTAATTTACTATTATAATTTGTAACAACATTAGCAAATGCATCAATAGTAGCACCCAATAACTCAGTATTGTATGTTCCAACATTTGCATCAGTTGTGTTATTATCAACACTAAATAATGTATCGATTACAAGTTTACCATTTGATTCAACTAATACTGAGGCAGTTGCTCCACTACCATATCCACCAGTTAATGATGCGGTATAACTACCAATTGTAGCAGTTGTTGTATTAGTAGTAATTGATGTAAATAATGAACCAGTAACTCCAAATATATTACCAAATAACGAACTAACGTTTCCAGGTAAATCTAAAGGAACTTGTGTGAAATCAACATTTTCAGATATTTTTTCTTTATAAGATAAAAAATCAACTTCTTTTTCTGAAGTACCAACAAGTGTATTACCCACAAGGTCAACTAAACCTGTGTAAAAATCTTTTTCAACCAATTCTGCATTAAATGAACAGAATAAACCAGTTGTATCAGTGTCTCTATTAATTGTAGTTTCGATAAATATATTTCTACCGTTTAAATCTCTAAAATATGGAATAAGTGACAATCCTTCATAATAAGATAAAAGTGTTATGTTTCTATCATTTGCGAAGTTTCTTAATTGTTCTTTAATTAAACCTTGTGAATTAAAATATGCTGACCATCTTGTATCAACCGCCAATTCTTGGTAGTTTGACCAATCACCACCTACAATAACAACATCAACCATATAGTCTGATGCGTAATCTGTTGAGCTAACATAAGCCGGCATTTTTTCAGTAGAACCATACCATTCAAGTAATGTTCTATCAAATCCTGTAACTGCAGTTTTAACAACAAATACTGTAATATATCTATCAGATAAGTTAGTAAAACCTAACGCTCTTTCAGTATATCCTACATCTCCTTTAGTTAAATTAATAAAAGATTCTGTATCTCTTTTCCAGAAACCAGTAGTGTCAAAAAATCTTCTATAAGGTCCCTCTCTTTTTATATCATTTTTATTAAATGATGATGTAGATAAAGATTTATATTCGATTTTATCTAATGTATCATCTGTTAACAACAAGTTCATTGCGTAAACAGGAGTTGTTTCCAACATTTTTGATACAGTTCTGTGAAAGAAAGATCCCTTTCTTTCCAAATTTCTATCTAATTGACCAAAAACTGCTTCTAAGTCAGTAGCATTTGTTAGTCTAATTGGTGTATTAACTGGTCCTTTTTTAGAAACACCAATAACAAGGTTAGTTATTCCTTCTGTAACCGATGTGCTAAACACTGACTTATCAATTTCTTCGATGAAGATACCAGGTCTTTTGTATTTTCCAATTTGAATTGCCATATTTTTATTTTAATTTTTTATTTTAATGTATATATTAAAAGAAAAAAACGATATTTTTTCTATTTTTGATTAACATTAGATATTTTTGTAATATATTCCTTCATATCATTCTCCAATTTCAACATTTTATCTTTGTGTTCTTTATCTTTAATGTTAAAATCATTTTGAGTTTTATTAATATTAGTTACTTTATCAAGCATTCTTTTTGTAATCTCCGCTATCTTAGTAGATAATATTTGTTTTGTATTTGGATCAGTTGTTAATCTTAATTCCACTTGAAAATCATCAAGTTTAACTTTATCATTAACATTATCTTCTCTCATCTTATCCATATCTCTATTCAATCTAGCTAAGTAAGTATAATCAACAAGAAAAGGATTTCTATCTGGTCCGTTCTGAACATCAGTACTACCTAGTATTTTAGTCAATTCCGACTCGATTAAAGAAGGATCTTTAACATTTTTATAAACAGTATCAATTAATGGTTTTTTAGTCTTATATTCAGCCAATTGCTTTGTAAGTGTTTCCATTTTTTCCTTAGCCATCTTTACATCAGGAGTATCTGTATTAAGAACATCAAATGCTTCAAATTTCTTTAAATACTTCATCATTATACTAGTTTTGATATTGGTTCGAAATCATTGTTCTCACCATATTTTTTATTAACCAATTCAGCAACATTTCTAGTACCACCAACTGATGTTTTTGTACCGGCAAGTCTATCAGTATCACCAATTGAATATAAAGATTTATCAGTATCATTTCCTAACCAACTAACCAAAGTAGGTTGTATTACTTTTGTTTGTGTAGTTTTACCCACACTTACACTATTTAACTCAACTTTACTATTTACTAAAAGTTTTTTAAAATCCTCTAATTTCATTTTACTATATCTTAATAAATAATTACCAGCATCTCCTTTTGTAGAACTAACCATCGTATTTAATGCCTTTATAGTCGCACTACCTTGTGCATCAATGTATTTCTTGAAAAAGTATATTGATGTACAATATGATATATTTACATATCCACCTGCAATACCTTCAACAAAAATATAAATAGTTCTATCGTTATCATCTTCTTTACCTTTTACTTGTAATATCTTATTAGTGAATTTATTATTTTTAATATCTTCATTAGTAGTTAAATCAGAATTTTTAATAAATGATAATTCAACTTCTTTAACATCTGCTGCATTTTCTGCATTTACCTTTTCATCATTACCAATACTTAATTTAGAATCACTTGGTACTGCATCAGGTCCAAAATATTCATTTAAAAATTTCTTTTGTGCACCATCTTTATATAATTTATCACCATCAAGTAAACCAGTTACTAATTTTTTAAATGTTGAACCAGCACCCTTAACAAGTTTACCACCAATTAAAATTTCAGTATCTTTACTGAAGATAGGTTGATATTTTCTTTGTTTTAGTATATCAAGTACCGCATCTTCCCAGATATTAAATGTTTTGTTATTTCTGTATGGACCATCTGAAGTCCCACTCACACCCGAATTACCACCAAGTGGTGTATATTCATTATAAACACTTCTTGACACCGCACCACCACTTCTACCACCAGGTATAACATTAGTAGTATGTAATTTATAAGCTCTATTGAATAATTTTAATATTTCTATTATCGGATCAATTGAAAGAACCAATTTATCATTTTTAACATTTTCTAAATTACCCTCGATTTTATCTATCTCAGTCTTATCTATGGCAAATGCAGCATAATCTATTTTCTCATAGAAATAATCTTTTATCTTTTGAACTCTACTATCATCCGGTGCACTTGTTTCAAGATTTTTATCATCATCAGTTATTTCCTCTGTTGATACTGGTTTAGAAAGTTGTTTAGTTGTTGTAACAAAGTCTTGTAAAGGAACTTTTAAGTCACCTAAGCCACCATATAGATTCTGACCATCAAATTGCAATGCTCTTTTTATAAATCTTGCAATTTTCTCAGCAACTATCGTTAGTTTTCTTTTATCTGTTAAAATTTCAATACTTTCTTTGAATAAAGGATCTTTTTCTTGAATTGTTGCTTTTTTATCACCAATTAAATATCTATTTATTTCTTTATAAAGATCTTTAATTATTTCTTTATTTTTAGAATCAACTGATTTTGCTATAATATCATTAATAAAAATAGAATCAACTCCAATACCTTTTTCTTTAGGTGAAATTAAAACTTCAATATCTTTTTTAAGTTTTGAATATGCTTGTGTTAAATGGTCTTCTGTACTAACAACATTATTTCTATCTATATTAGCACCTGGTTTATTACCAAGTGGATTTTTTCTAACTTCCGGTGTAGTAGGATTTTTATATTGTGCCTCAGTTAAATAATTAACAAAATCATTAAATCTAAATACTTCAGATTCTGTAGTCATTAGAGTTAATTTTGATTTAAGTACTGATTGAGGTACTAAATCTGGTTTATATGTTTTAGTAGGAACATCTCTAAAGATAATAAAAGCATTAGGTTCTTCTATTTTAGTAACCTTAACTACTTTACCATTATATAAATATTCTTTATTAACTTCAATTTGAATTTTTGTATTTAAATTAACACCTAATTGTACTTTTTTATAATTACTTAAAATAAGAGCTAATGCCTTTAAATTTTTAATCATAAGAGGATACATAGAACCTGGTGTATTATGTTCAGGAGTAGTTACTTCACTTTCCGGTGTAGATCCATCTTTAAATTCCAATAAGAATTTTCTCCACTCTTCAAGTTCTTGCAATAATTTAGTTTTTTTATCCTCTTCAATTTCTGCCTTTTCAACATTAGAAATAGTATCATCAGTTATCGAAATTAAAATATCAACTTCTTTACCCGCATCAACAGCATCCTTTAACTCTTTAAGAAGTGCGAATATTACAACTCTAGCAACATCTTTTTTAGAATCTTCATTTATTCTACAAGATTCTAAAATTTCATTAAATTGGTCAGTTAATCTTGGTATAAGTCTTTTTATACTCATTATATTTATACCAATGCTTGCTTTTCTAATAGTGGCCATTATTAATCTACCAAGTAGTGAATCACCCCAAGGAATATCATTTTCAAATGGACCTGACCTAGTACCTGCCTCTTCTTTTATTAAATTTTCAATTTTTGTATATTTAGACTTATTTAAAAAATCCTCTCTTCTATTAAGATATTTCATATTAATTAATATTTTTATTGAGGTATATATTAAATATTATTTTTCTAAAAAATACTATTTTATATTAAAAAATGTTGTATATTTGTATAACAAAATAAGATAAGTATATGAAATTCAATATCGATAAAACAATTTGTATCAACTTAGAAGTAGTAAATGATCAACAACTACTTGCTATTGCATTGACTTATAACTTTAATTTCAAAGATCTTATTAAACTTAAAAATGATAAGATAAGTAAAATATGGTTTGAAATTAAATCAGAAGATGATTTTTCAATTCTTGCAATATTTAGTAATAGTTCACTTACTTTCTTATACGAAAATGGAAAATCATATTCAGATGATGATAGTTTAATATACTATGGTGGTTTAACTAAGAAAGAATATATTAAATTTATGAATATCATTCCTATTAAAACACCTAAGATGCCTAAACACCCTATGGCTTTAATTTCTTATGAAAACTATCTAAAAGAAGGTATATATGATATAGAAACTAAAAGTATGAACAATACTTTAGAAAGTAAAAATATCGATAAAAGAATTAAAGTAATTAATTTAGATAATTAATTTTTTATTAAAGAAATATATTGTATATTTGTATAACTAAAAAGATAAAAGACTATGGCTAATTTTAATAATATTAAATGTATTGATTTGACAGT